TCATATTGGTGTTGATAGTATTAATTTTAGTATACTATTTCCTAAAGCTAGTATTCATTCTTATGAATTAAATGAAAAAACATATCAACTATTAGAACAAAATGTAGCATCATTTCAAAAATCAGACCAAATAAAGACATATAATCTTAACTTTTTATTAGCAACATTACCTAAAGAATCATCATTTATTTATATAGATGCACCATGGGGAGGTAAAAGTTATAAAGATGCTGGGTTAAATAAATTTGAACTCTTTTTAGATAATGTAAATATTAAAGATGTATCAAAACGATTACTCGTTAGCGGTCATACAAATACTGTTATATTAAAAGTTCCATATAATTACCATTTTAGTGATTTGTCAAATAACTTTATCGTTGAACGAAAAGATGTAAATGAGGGTAAAAAGATATTTTATGTATTGTTAAAATTAACACTAAAACCAATAATTATTCAAGAATGTAAAGTAAAAGCATTAGCTGTAGCTTCATTTAAAAATATATTTGAAACATTAAATACTTTAAAAACACCTTTTGGTGTACAAAGAGACAAAACGATACAAGAATACAAAGAACCTTTTATACTAAATGAAGAGACTATACGTTTCGCTTTTCGTTTAATGTATTTGTCAAATGATAATGTTAATATAGAAAAAAGTATATCAAACTTAGAATATGAAGAAATTATTATACCTTTTATAACGTCTCGATTTGATATGGACAATATTTCTTCATTAGCTTCTATATTAGAACAATGTGTAGATGCAATCTCTAAAAGTATAAACAATTTTGTAATAAGCGATGTAATAAGTAGAATTTTATTATTTTCAAACATAGGTAAACTTACATTTGAACAAATTTTGTCTCTTACGAATGAAAATATGATTGAAGAAAAAGAGCAAGAACAAGAACTAGTATTTGTAGCTGAAGGAGAAGTTATGGAAGAAGACCACGAAGACGCTGAATATATTAAAGACTTTTATAAAAATGACATTGAACGTGGCTATGAAGATGAAGACGATGAAGATAAAGAACAAGAAGGTTATGGCGATGAACAAAGTGAACAAAATGAGGATATAGATGACGATGATGCAGATTTTAATTAATATACTATACTAAATTTATATAAATAAACTTTATATAAATAAATGAAAGATGGAGATACCTCAATTTTCTACTGATACAGAAGAAGACTATAAAAATCGTTTTGCTAAATATCATAATACTCTTCCTGAACTGTTGATTAAAACTACTGAAAAAGAAAGTGATGAAAAAAATATAGAAACAATTATAAAAGATTATAAAGCAGATTTTTCTTCATTTATGAAAGAATATGAAGCTATTCTTAAACAAAATCAAATTGATATGGAACTAATTATAAAATTATGGATCTATTTTAAAATAAACAAAGATGAACCAATAGAATTAGAACTAGAATTGGAAGACTTGAAAGAACTTTTAAAAACTTATAAACTTTCTTATCTTGTTGATAGCATTGAAAAATATAATAGAAAACTATTCGAAATAGACTATGAAAAAGAAAAAAAACGTTTTAAAAATAATGTAGAACGAAATGATGTTATACATTACTTATTAAAAGATACAAAAGAAGAACCACATTCAGCATTTAAGAAACAAAAATATAATGTTGATTTCATGACAAACATAAAGGAATTATCGCTTGATTATATTTTTAGTATTATTAAATGTAATGATAATATACCTTTTTTTATGTTTAAACAAATTTGTAAAATATCCAAAACATTTAAAGATTACTCTTTATTCGAAAAATGGGAAACCTTTGACAGTATGGAAAAAATTTTGTTAATTGTATACACAGGAAAAGATTATATTGATACTTATCTGTCTATAAAAGATAATGTATTACAAGTAGAAGCTAGTATTTTTGTAGATATACCATTTGATTTAAAATCTTTTATTACAAAAATTTTTACTATACCAATCACCTTTGGTAGTACATCAAATGAATATGATATCGATGGTATTGTATTGTTCCCAAACCAACGATTTAATAAGTATTTGTTAAGTGACATGATTATGAACAATCCTGTTTTTTCAAAATTTATTGATGTAGATGAAAGTGTAAAAGCAAGTACAAAGAAAACTGGATTATTATTAAAATTTAAAGGCTCGCAAAAAGGCGATACATCATGTAATATTATCTGTAAAAAAGTAATACAAAATGATCCTGATATAAAAGAATTTAATTTAGTTCCTAAAACATTGCCTGTTGGTTCTTATTACACTCGTTTACGTATTACAAAATTTAAAGATATCGAAACACTAAATTATTTTGTATCTTTAATTTCTAAATTTTTAACATTGTATCATCATGCACCAGTAATAGATTTTACAATTAAAAATTCTCCTTATTCTATTCTAGAAAAATATAAACGTGATCAAGAACTCTTAGCTCAAGATGAAAACTATTTGATACAAAAATATAAAGAGTTTTTAAGTGATTTTACGCTTATAGAAAAAGATATTGAAGATGTAAAAAATAAAGATCTATTAGAAATAAAAGATACTAGTTTTTATACGGCAAATTACAATAGATCATGTGAAGCAAAACGTCTTCCTAAAATCTTACCATTTATTAAAGATGAAAAACGTGTTGAATTAAAAGAATTAAAAGAATACATAGTTGATACAAAACCTACTAAAAGCAATTATTATATCAAGTTTCCAAAACAAGATGAAAAAAAAGATGAAGAAATTTATGGTGTAACTTGTTATGGTAATAAAGAATACCCAAATGTAGGTTTATTTGAAAATGAACTTGAAAACATGGATACTTATGAATATTTACCATGTTGTTTCAAATCACAACGTAATTTTAATAATTTTCTTGATGTATATTACGGAAATAAAATAAAAATTAGTGGTGCTCAACAAACTATTATTACAACATTTGATCGGTTACTTTTACCTGAAATAAGAAAAGAAAATGTATTGGCTAAACATATCGGAACATTACCAAACAACTTGAATACGTTTTTAATAAGTTTATATGGTAGATTTACAACGAATGAAATCGTTTTCTATAGACAAGGTATTTCGAGTGAAAAACATAGTTTTTTTGATTGTATCAAAGCTGCTACAGGTATAAAAACGGATATTAATCTTCGTGATCTTACTATATCTTCTCAAGAAAATCCTGATTTAACACTAGAAGAAATGATTCAACTTTTTGAAGATAAAACCAAGTACTTGGACCCAAAAAGATGGATACGTTTTATGGAATATACCTTTCAATGTAATATTTATGTTTTTTCGAATTATGGGAAATCAAAAGAGGCATCTTTATCAATGCCATACCATTCAGGACCTTACTTACAGTACAAACCATCTTACAAAAAAACAATATTTATTTTAGAAAATCAAAATAAGAAAACAAAAGAATTTCGATGTGAGTTAATAATAATGAGAGAACTTATAGAAAAAGATGTCGAAAAAGACAAATGTGTTTTTATGGAAAACTTTCCTATTTCTTTTATAGATTTATATACACAATTTTACTTTTTATCTGGACAACAAAAACCATTGATTCGTTATTCACCATCACCTATGAATCAAATATTTTCAAAACATTTTACAGGTCAAATTCTTGATAGTTATAAAAAAACACGATGCCTTGTTCTAACACTACCAACTACAAAAAAAGAAATATATCTAACATGTAATCCTATTCCACCTTTATCATTACCTATTATAAAAAAATCGTATATAGAAACTGATCCAGAAAATATTCTTGACTTTAAAGACTTTTTTTCGTTAAAAATAGAAATCGAGTCTATTTCAACGATACAATTAGGTATGTTTACTATACATGTTAAAAATAAAGATGCATCTACCCAATTAACAACTTATCAAAAAAATAGCAGAATTGCAACTATATTGGGGGAGTTTTTTATATATGTATATTCTAGTTATATACACAAAAATAATAAACCAATGAATGATAATCATACCATAAAAAGTTTTATAGATGAAAGTGTTGTTATCATACCAAATTCACGTTATGAAATCATACCCTCATCTATTATAGATAATGAAACAATGATAAAATATGGTTACTATACTATTACTGAAAAAATCATTATTAATAATATGGAGACATTAAAACGTTTGGTTTGTTTATTAAAATTACGTATACTTAACGCAACAGATGAAGTAAAAATATATTATACGAAAAAAGAATTTGTAAACTTTTATAAGAATATCAATGATTACGATGCATTTGATAATATATTATTATATACAGTTGATCTTGAAAAAATAGAAGATATAACCACGATTGTATATAACAATTTACAAGATTTAAATACTTATTTTTTACGTATGGATAAGAATATTTATATTGTAAAAAATATTCATGATCCAACTGTTATACCTGATGTTACTATAAAATATAATGAGAATAATTATGAAAATATTCATGGTCTATTATCAAACAAAAATATAATTGATATTAAATATGAAACAATGCCTGAACAAATACGATATCAACGGTTATCTTTATTAAAATAATAGCCCTATTTATCATATAATATGTATGATAAATGTAAATGTAATTGTAAATGTAAATGTAATTGTAATTGTTCATAATTTTTTACCCTTTTTAGGTTTCATAAAAAAAGAATTTATGACTGTCATCATATCACTTGGTGTTTTTTTTATTTTTAGAACTTTTTGACTTAAACAATCAATAAGTTTTTTATTATAAACATTTATTACAATTGAATTTTTATATTGTCTTACTATACTAATGCTTTCTGTAGGATAATTTTCAAATATAGAATTACATAAATCTTTTATCATTTCATTGTACTCATCGCTTTCAATAAATTCTTGATATGCTAAAGACCTTTCTTCTTTAAATTCGGTATGAACTAAATTCACCATTTCTCCAGCTGAAAGACGATTAATAAAAGGATTAAATCTAACAGAATCACGTAATTGTTGAATACCCTGTTCATCTATAGGATTTTTTGAAAGATGTAGTTCCTTAATAGATGTATTAAATAATAAACCTTGTGAAATATTAAAAGCACCATCATTTCCTATGTTATTATTACTTAAATTAAGTATTTTTAATGTTTGATTTACACCCAACAGATCTTTTAAACATTCTGTACCATTATCAGAAATTTCATTATGAGATAACCATAATTCAGTTAATGTTATATTAACTAACAGGCTCCTGCATATAATTTTTAAATCATTATCATTAATTTTACAATAGCTAATTGTTAATGATTTAATTGTTTTGTTATAAGATAGTTTTTCACATAATTTATATATTATTTGTGAAGACAAGACACTATTATATATATGTAATTCTTTGATTGATTTTTCCTCTAAATCTTTAAAAAGTTGTTCAATGTCTTTATCAGTCGCATTTTCTATTTCTACTGTGTTTTCCATTATTTATTATAATGGAAAACACAAATTTATTTTAAGCGTAATAAAAACAGAAAGCGATTTACTTCACCCAATATATCATCCCGGATATTTATCAAGTCATTGTTTTTTAGCTTTCCATTTGATAATAATAACTGTAACTCTCCCATTAAAAATTGTTTAAACTTTTTTAAACACGTTATAATAGTATCTTGTGTCAATGGAGTTGACGTTATTGTCATTGTGTCAAACTCAATTTTATATAATTTTCCTAAAAATGTCTCAATAAATTTGTCAATTAAATTATCTAATTTTTCATATAATTCACCTGAAACAATATGTTGATTATAACTGGTAGTTGTCCAATGATACAAACGAACGTTTTGTTGTATCGATAAAAATTCTTTAACTATACTCATTTATCATTTATCATTTATTATTTAATATTTTTATTTTATTTTTTATTATTAATATAAAATGAAGAACGAACACGTAAAAGTTTTGTTTATCGTATTGTTTTACATCTCTGTAATCGGCGCAATCAACTGGGGATTTCATGCTTATGGATATAACTTGGTAGAAAAGCTCTCCGAAATGGTTAGTCAAAATCCCAAACCCGTTGAAAATTACATTTACTATGTAGTTGCTTTATGCGGTGTAGCAGCTGCAGGCTTATACACTTATTTTCTCTTGAAAGAAAAAGATAATAAGCAGCAATAAATATATAAAATTTAAATATAAAATTGAAATATAAAACATAAAGAAGATAAAATGAATAAAAATGAAAATTTTATTCATTGGTGATCCACATATCAAAAATGATAATCATGAAGAAGTTGATATCCTTCTTACCCATTTAAACCTTATTTGTAAAGATGAAGCTATTGAACATATCATTATAGGTGGCGATTTAATGCATTATCATGAACGTATTTTTACACAAGCATTAAATAAAACTCTTGAATTTATAATGAATTTATTAAAGCATGCACCTGTTGATATTCTTGTTGGTAATCATGATATGATTAATAATCAGCAATTTTTAACATCGAATCATTGGTTGAACGTATTATCTAGTTATAAAAATGTAACTGTTATTGACAAACCTTTATTACGAGTCTATAACAACTTTTCATATATATTGTGTCCTTATGTATTTCCAGGACGTTTTATTGAAGCACTTGAAACAATTGAAAAAGATTGGGCAAATGTAAACATGATTTTTGCTCATCAAGAATTTAAAGGTTGTAAAATGGGTTCTATTATTTCTACACAAGGAGATGAATGGAAAGATAATTACCCACAAATAATCAGTGGCCACATTCATGACAATCAACACGTTGATAAAAACATTTATTATCCTGGTGCACCATTACAGCATGCTTTTGGTGATACAAATAAACGTGTTGTTTCTATTATTGATACAAATGATCAATCTATAAAAGATATACCTTTGAATGTTCCTAAAAAAATAATGATCAAGACTACAATATCTGATTTATCTACAAAAACAAAAGATGTAACGTTAACAAATACATTAAAAATAAAAATTACAGCAACACAAGAAGAATTTAAAACATTTAAACAAACAAAAGAATACAAGGAATGTGTAGATAAAGGTGTAAAAATACAATTAGATCAAGTAATGTTAAAAAAAACCGAAAGTAATAGTCATCAAGAATCACATTTAGAAACTACAACTTTTCGTTCTATTTTACACGATCTGGTAGAAACCGATGGTGATTCATTATTAAAAAAAATTTATAACGAAATGATAAACGGGGTAAAACAATAAATAAAAATAAATAATTATAATTATAATAAATATGCCAAAAAATGTTACATTTATAGATGATTTATTTGATGCCGATGCTGTATCTAGTGGTGGTGACAATGATGATTATATTTCAAAAGGTAATCAAGAACGTGATGCGTTTTCTGGACAAATACGAAATAGACATATTAGGGCTCACGAAAAAGATCATTCTTATGCTATGAATGGCGGCGTATTACCACCAACTCATTCTATGAATCATTCTATGAATCATAGCATGGGTATGGGTATGAATCACAATATGAATCATGGTAATGGTATGAATCAAGTTCGTGAAGATTTTACTACATTTGTTGACCCAGAATACCAATACGCTCAATTTTTTCAACAACCTTCCCAACAAATGCCTTCTTATTTACGTAAACAAACATTTGAAGAACCTGAAATTTCTTGTATGCGTATTGCAACTCACATACGAGATTGCCCAATATGTTCTAAATTTTATAATTGCGATAATTCAATGTACATCGTTTGCATTGTATTACTTGCTATTATTTGTATCATTTTATTAAAACGTATCATTGATAAATAACAAACTAATTTTTTATAATAAAAATGTATTATAAAAACCTTCATGCTTATTTAAAAAATATGTTATCTATAAAAAATGGAAAAATTAGAAGAAAACAATGAAGAAACAACTAAAGAAACAAAAAAAAAAACAAAAAAAGAAACAACAAATGTAAAAGTTGAAATAGTGAAAGAAGAAACATTATATAATGCTATTGTATTATCTGGTGGTGGTTTAAAAGGATTTGGGTTACTTGGAGCATTGCAATCTATGGTTGATAATAAATTATTTGATGAAAATGTAAAATACTATTCTGGTACAAGTATTGGAGCAGTTATTTGTTATTTTTTAGCTATTGGATACACACCCATTGAAATGACAGTATATACGATTACTAATAAAGTTTTTGATACATATGATATGAAAAGTATAGATTCCGTGTTAAAGGGAGAAGGTTTATACGATTTTGCTATATTTTCAAAACATTTAGAAAAAATGTCTTTTGATAAAATCGGTTATCTACCTACTTTACTTCAGTTATATCAAAACACCGGTAAAATATTGTATACTTGTACTTATAATATTACACAACGTAAAAAACAATATATATCTTATCAAAATTTTCCAGATATGTTATGCATTGATGCAGTGCGTCTTTCTTGTAGTTTACCTTTTATTTTTAATGATTGTAATTATAATGATGAATGTTTTGTCGATGGCGGTTTTGTTGACAATTGTCCATTTTCTGTTATAACAGAACATGATGATGCTATACCTATCATTTTGAATTTACAACAAAAAGATAGTGAAGATTATTATCAAAAAATTATTGATAAATTTTATACTATTATTATGATACCTATTAATGAGTTATTAGCATTACAAATTGAAAAAACAAAAAATCGCTATAAAGTACTTCAGCTTTCTTTAGCTCCAAAAGTTTTTGAATTTAATATAAGCCATTCAGACAAATTAGAGTTGTTTTCAATTGGATATAATACTTGTAAAATCAATTTAACAATATAAATTAATCATTTAAAGCTCTTTCATTAAATTAAAATGTTGAGGAAACCAATTATAACCGTTACTAAACTTTTTACGGATAGACCTCCTTATCGTCCTAAGAGGTTTCCTAGGATGCCTAATATGTATTTAGAATTAATCGAGAATAAAACAAAAATTAAACCTGATTTAGTAAATCAAGAATATGCACCTAAAGATCGTCCTAAAGAACAACCTATTCGTGAACAAGAACGTGAACGTAGTGACGACGATCGAGAACGTGATCGCAAAGATGAACGTGAAGATCGTAGTCGTGAGCATGACAGAGATCGTGAACGTGATAGAGAACGTGATCGTGATCGAGAACGTGATCGAGAACGTGATCGAGAACGTGATCGTGATCGTGAACGTGATAAAGATCGTGATCGAGAAAATAATGATGATAATCGAGAACGTGATAAAGATCGTGATAAAGAACGTGATAATGATCGTGATAATGAACGTGATAATGAACGTGATAAAGATCGAGAACGTGAAAATAATGATGATAATCGAGAACGTGACCGAGAACGTGAACGTTCATCTCGTGAAAATGATGATAAAGAAAAAGAACGTGAGCAACCAGAAGACGATGGTTTATCTTCTCGGTTAAGAGAATTAATGCAAGATTCTAGTTCTAAAGATAGAGACAGAGATAGAGATGATCGTGATCGTAAACATTCTGGGGATGATGATGAAAAAATATATACAGCTCCTCGTTTGTCAGAAATATCTGGTGGTAGCTTTTTACCTAAAAAAGTCATTAATGATGTACCTAATACATTTGATGATGAAGACTTGAAACGTGAACTTTTATTCAAGTTTGAATTATTGAAAAAATCATATAAAAATTCCAACATTCCAGAATTTACCATACATAGTGATTATCAAACCATGCAACGTACCTACGATAGTACAATCAGACAAGTTAATGTTGATAATAATATCGAAACCTATAAAAGTTATTTAATCACAGGATTTTATATCACTGAATTTGTACTTGGGTATTGGTTAAAATTTGATATGCAAGACTTTACGCGACAGCAAATTTCTAATATGAATAAATATGAACATCTTTTGATAGAATTAGGTGAAAAGAACTACGTGCCAGAAGGTAGTAAATGGCCCGTTGAAATTCGTTTGTTATTTACTATATTAATTAATGCAGCAATCTTTATTGTTACGAAAATGGTTATGAAGAAAATTGGTAGCAATTTGTTTGGTGGTATGAATGAGGAACAACCGTCTCAAAATATGCCAAAACGTCGTATGCGAGGTCCAGATGTAAATTTATAAAATTTTTGAATTATTATTTATAAAAAATATATTTATAAATAAATGGCTATCAACTATGATAAAGCCGCATTAATGGCTATAAACACCGATATACCTGAAGGTATGAAAGAACTTCGATCTATTTTAATGCAAATAAAAGATAAAGTTAATCCCGATGAAGGTTCTCGTATTTATAATACAACGTGGAAAGAATTTGGAGCGGCAAAAACCCAATCAAAAAAGAATGAAATTAAAGAAAAACTATGTGATGAAATGGCTAAAGCTTTCCCAAAAAAAGAAGAGAGTGTTGTAGTTGAATATCATTCACCAGAAGAAGTTTTAGTTGAATATCAATCACCACCTCCTTCACCAGTACGAGCTCCTTCTCCAGTAAAACCAAAATATGCAGACCTTGCATCTGTATATAAAAATGATTTATTGAAAGACTATGACGCTGAATCTATTAATATAGCACTTGATAAGCTGATGAAAAATTTAAAAAAAATTGAGAAAAAATTAGCTGTTTCTAACGTAAAAGAAGAACTAAAAGATATCAAAGATCAAAAAAATCTAACCAAGTATGCTAAAAAAATTACTGAAATAAAAGATTTAGATCAAATGATATCATTATATGTGTATCATTACTTGAAGGATTGTTTAAATAAAGCACCAGGAAAACCTAGTCCTGCTAAACCTAAAGCTGCTAGCCCTGTTAAACCAAAGGCTAGTCCAGCTAAACCTAAGGTTGCTAGTCCAGCTAAACCTAAGGTTGCTAGCCCTAAAGCTGCTAGTCCTAAACCAGTGATTAGTCCAAATTTTATCAAGGGTAAAGCTGAAGAATATTTATTGGGTATTCTTATTCGTTATCACCCCGGTAAAAACATTGAAAGTGTAAAAGATTATAATAAAATGAGTACAGCTGCTATTCCTGGTACCATATCAAAATTACAACAAGTTAAGGATCATATTGCTTCTCGTGATGTAGATGTAAAAAATGTCCCTATACCTAGTGCAAAAAATAAAGAAGAAGTTGTTAAAGCATTATTAAAAGCCATCCGAATAAAACTTGCAGAAGATTTAGAAGAAGTTGTTAAAGATGAAAAATATTACAAAAACTTGTTAAAAGACAAAAAATTCAAAGAAAATGCTTCTCTTAGTTATTTAATGGCTTTACATGATGGAAAAAAATGTGATTACGATGCACCTTGTGATGATGGACAAGAATGTGATTTAGAAAACCAAAAATGTGTACCAGAAACAAATGAATCTTATTATGATGATCTTGAACGTAAAAAATATAACGGAAAATCATTTGTAGGAAGTCACTCTAAAATAGAAAAACTGGCTTCTCCAAAAGCTCCGTCTCCAAAGGCTCCTTCACCCAAAAAAGCTTCACCAAAGGCTCCTTCTCCAAAAAAAGCTTCTCCAAAGGCTCCTTCACCAAAGGATGAAGTAAGTGAAGACGAAGTAGAAGCTATTGATTTAGAAGATATCGTTCCTAGTGATCTTTCTAAACTTTCTGAATTACAAAAAGCGTTAGTTGAATGTCTAATGCCATCTAACAAGGCATCTGCTCGGGAAATACCATCAAAATTTAAACCTAGAAAATAAAATGATATTTATAATAAAAATTATTATAAATAAGATTGCAAGCTGTCTTTTAAGAAATACTATTTCTTAAAAATCAATCAAAAAAATAATCAAATAATTCACTAAAAGATAATTCTTCTGCTATTGGTATACCAGTATCTTTTGTATAGTCTTTGATAAAAAATAAACTTTCTGCTACACATTCATATGTCAATTCATAATATTTTTCTTCAATATATGATTCATCTAACTCTATGTTTTGTAGAGAGTTAGATGAATCATAATCATCATTATCTTGTTCATACTTTTGTTGTTTATACTTATCAACATTGACATTGACATAGTCTTTGTCACTACTCATGTTTATTAATATTTTGAACTTTTTTTATAAATTAATTTACAAAAAGTCTCAAACGAATGTTGTTTATATATCATGTTTTTTCTTTTTAAAACAGACATTAGATGTATAAAGATTACACATAAATCTTTTTCATATTCTTCATACCATTTTTGATATGTACTGAATTGTTTCATTTATATTTATAATAAATTTTCTTTAGACTGTTTTTTAACAAAACAAACCTACCTATTGATTTAATTCATTTAATTCTTTCAATTCTGGTCCAAGTTCTTCATCTAATTCTGCATCAGTTTGTTTTTTATTTTTTTCTTTATTATCATTATCACTATCATTATCATTTTCATTTTCATTATGATTTTCATTATGATTTTCATTATGATTTTCATTATGATTTTCATTATGATTGTCTTCATCTTCCATCACTTCTACTATAGCCGGAGGCGATTTCATTGTGTGTTTAAATGAAGGTACAGAATTTGAAAAAATAGCTATATATTCGTCTTGCGTTGGTGGTACACGTGTTGGTGTAGACATTGGTGTAGACATTGGTATAGACATTTGTTGTACAGAATTAACTTGTCTTACTTGTTGTTTTGATTGAGTTTTAATTGTTTGTTCATTCATAAACTTATTTTTTAAATCACGCTCTTTAAACATCTTAAATAATTTGTATTCTTCATCAAGCTCGAACGACGAAGATGCTATATGTTTTTTTAATTCTAAAATTTCTTGTTGTAAAACACTAGTTACATGTACTAATTGATCAATACGACTTTCTAAACGATTTTCTAAATTCTTTGTTCGATTATAAAAAAAATAAGAAAGTGAACCTAACGTAATAATTTCTAATGAAATATGCATTATTAATTTTTTATCTTGAAGAAATGCCATTGCCATTTTACTTTTACTTTACAATAATCTTTAAATCCTAATATGAAAACTTTTTATACATTTACCTTGCCTAAAAAATAGGTGTAAAGTTAAAATTAAGATGCTCAAAAATTTCCTTTACAATATCATCATGAAAACTTTTTCGGTCTAACGTTTTCAACATGTTGAAATCTTCTCTTTTACATGGATATTTATGTCTCCGTAAAAGTTGAAATAACACATACTGTGTATTAATAAAACTTTTACGATCAATCTTTCCAGTAAACTTGAATTTTTGATCATATACATTTGATATCTGGTCAAAATCTTCCATTAACTTATCTTCAAGATGTGAAATATCATCAATCTTTTTACCAGTTATATTGTAATAAATTAAAACAATATCTTCATAATGTTTTGAATGCCCAGTTTCTTTTAAAAATAATAAAATATGTTCCTTATTCACTTTTGCAAAACGTGCTGTTTTAGGTATCCCAGGAACATTGTCTATCAATCCATGTAATTCAAGTTGTTTTTCTATATCCTTATATACCTTTTGATCAATCGTGGAATTTTGTTTTCCTTGATACTGATTAATACAATCTTTAAAATGTATACGACGCTCGTATGTATATTTATTTGAAATATTTACACGAGAAATATCTTTATAAGAAGATGATTTATAAGATTTTTCTTCTTGTGTACCACACAGTTCACAAATCTCAACATTGTTATATTCATTAAACACAAAATCTTGAGAAGATTTACACTTTTTACATTCTTTCCTTTTTATGGGAGATTTATTATTTTTTGATACAATATCATCCAAATCTCCATAGTCAATGTTATATTGTTTTAAAATAGACAAATAGTTTTTTACAATAGAACGTACTTCTTGTTGATCTGTATCTTTCTTCACCATGAATGATATTTTTTTAGGTTGTGTTAACATCTGTTTATATAATTCTAGAATTGGTGTAACTTCCATAATATAAAAATTTAAGTTTGTATTGGTTTGAAAATCATTACATTTCTTTTTTTCATTCTCAAGTGTATGTAATTGATCGTTTAAATCTTTTACAATGTGTAGTGAAAGACTTTTATCATTTAATATTTCATTCATTTCAGAAATTTGTCTTTCAATTTCTTTCATATGATCATCATTCAGTTTCCATTTTTCACGTATACTTTTATCAATATTCAATATATCAATTTCCATATACACTTGTTTTTAGTTATCTTTTTAAATCATTCACTTAAAAAGTTTTTATACTAATTATTTTATTGCTTTTCTTTCTTTTGTTCACGATTTGCTTTCTTTTGTTCATTTTTACAAACTTTACAATTTGCGCATAATCCATCTTTCGTTTCTTTTGCTTTAAAAAAGTCTGTACGTTGTCTAACATTCTCACAACGATTACACCACTTATGAGTAGTCTCATCAAAGTCTGGAATTGTTACAATTTTTTTAGCTCGTGTTGTTTTACCATATACACCTACCAAGTAACAATCTTTACAAATGCGATTTACACCATCTTTATTATCACTATTTTTGAAAAATTTAGTAAAAGGTACATTACGACTTTCTTCTGTTGTATGTGTAATACCACCACATCGTTTTGTTAAAATAATTTCAGATTCTTTTTTGTCATCTTGGTCTTCTTCATCTTCTTCATCTTCGTTATTATTTACAGGAGTGCCTATAATTTTTACATTGTGACTGTTGAATTTTTCTAGTTCTTTTTCATCTTCTATTGTATAAGCTAAATTCATAACATCAGCAATGCTTTTAATAGATTCAATTAATTCACTTGTAGTTGTTTCAGAAATAAATTCTCTATTATTTGGATAGAGTTTAGCTTCAAATTTTCGTTTAATAACTGTTTCTAATAATACACAATCATCCGTATATAAAACAAATAATACTTTACAAAATGGATTAGCTGTACGATACCCACTTATACGATCTGTAATATCACGGCTCATACCTACTTTGGTTTCTTTATCAAGTTTTTCATCATTCATAATAATAAGATATACACAACCACCTTTCTTAAGTCTATAAAGCTCTTTTTTACGAAGAAAAGTTTGATGATTAAAAAATACCTTATCATACTTGCGTGATAATAAAAGATTATATTCTCCTTGTGTCATGATTAATTTATTTTTTTCTTGAATTTCTTTTTCATGTGCTTCATTCATTTCATTAATTTTTTTCTCATATTCTTCTTTGATTTCATCTACTGATTTTTCATTTCCTTGTTCAACTTTACCTGTAATAATAAGTTCTCTAACCCATTTTGATACTTGTAAAGCAAATGATGGACTACACCATTGAGCAAGATGTATACCTAAATCAGGATGAACCCATGAACCTTGATCATATTTATTATTTCCTCCTTTATAAACTTCAATCATAGCCGAAACGGGAATTCCCGTTTCGGCTATAACTTCTTTAATATATTCTTTTGTATTATGTAAACGGTTGTAATCATTAAATTTTTTACCAGAAGCTTTACATAAAATTGTTGCATGAATATAGCCATCTTCACGCATAGGAATAATAAATTTTTCCTCATTTTCAAGTTTTAATTCACATTGAAAAATATCACCAATTTTTTTAAACATTGTTGAAGTCATGTTTGTAACTTTTTAAGTCGTAAATTGTTTTTATTATATATTTTACTTTTTAAATAACAAATTAAAAATTCATAAAAAACATGGTTTACACAAGTAGACTTGTAAGTAGACATAATCATATTTATTGTATAGTCAATGCCGGGATTCCCGACTTAACTATTATTGGTAAAGTTTGTTAGTATAATTTAGGTCATTGTTAAGACTAGGTAAAAATTATGGACTTTAAACTTTTATTTCTAAAATCAAAACGATTTTCTTTAAGTCTACATATTAAAAAAGTAAATTATAATTTAAAAAAATTTTCTCCTCTATAATAAAAACACAATGTCTATTGCTACCTCCAACTTGACATCCGGCTTCATCGATCTCGCCACGTATGACGAACAAGAAAAATACACTTATGGTGGATCTGAATCAATTGCCTACTTCGTTCGTGAAGTCCGCAAATCCACATGGTTTACCCAAGTGCCCGTTGTTTTGAGTCGTTCTTCCGGCTCAGCCGGCTTTGGACAACAATGGTCCGTTTCCATCTCTCGTGCTGGTGATTATCTCTTGCACACCTGGTTACGTGTTGTTTTACCTTCAGTTCAAGCTAACGTTACTAACAGTACTATTGGCACTGGTTCTACCAACGTTGTTTCCGTATTACGTTGGACTCGTAACTTGATGCACAACTTGATCCAAGAATGCAGTATTACCTTTAATGATTTAGTCGCTGCTCGTTTTGATAACTTTCACCTCGATTTCTGGTCCGCTTTCACTGTACCTGCTGGCAAGCGTAACGGTTACAATGTCATGATTGGTAACGTTAACCAATTGATTAACCCTGTTGCTGCTAACCCCTTACTCTTGGTTGGTTTAGGTGGCGTCCAAACGTCTACCACCGCCCCTACTTATGGTGCTCAAGTATTACCTTCTCAAGTACTCAACTTGCCTTTACCATTCTTCTTCTCACGTGATTCTGGTATTGCTCTACCCACTGCTGCTTTACCTTACAATGAAATGCGTATTAACTTTTCATTCCGTAACTGGACTGATTTGCTCATTAAAGATGTTTGGATGCCTAGTGCCACTGCTACTGGTACTTTACAACCTGCATTCTATAACTCTGTTGCCCAAATACCACTTGGCACCGGTACAAGTTTTTTTGTACCATCTTCAGGTGCTTGGGTATCCGTTCCTGCTCAACAATCTGATATCTACAATAATACTCAACCTGATGTCAGTAACTCTTGTCAAGTATGGGCCAACTATGCCATCGTTTCTAACGAAGAACGTAAGAAAATGGCTTGCGCTCCCCGTGATATCTTGATTGAACAAGTCCAAACGGCTCCTATTCAATCATTTAACACTCAAGCACAAGCTCAAAATGTTGCAGGTTCTCTTATCGGCATTGTCAATGGTACTCAAATCACCCCTCAATTTGACATTCGTTTTTCACACGCTGTTAAAGTATTATTCTGGGCCGCTCGTAACAAAGCCAACTATTCCGCTTGGTCAAACTACACCACTGATGCTCAATTTCCTTTGGGCCCTCACCAATCTGGTAACATCGGTGTTGCTCCTGGTAACGCTTTGTTCGGTGTTGTTGACTTTACTGCTGGTTCTGACCCCATTGATAACACATCACTCATCTATGAAAACACTCAACGTCTCCAAAACATGGGCTCTGATTACTTCTCATTGGTTAACCCTTGGTTCCACTCACCCGTCATTCCTCTCGAAACTGGTTACCACTCTTACTCCTACTCATTGGATTACTATTGCATTGATCCGATGGGAAGTACCAACTATGGTAAATTAACCAACGTTTCAATTGTCCCCTTCTCATCCGCTGCCCAAAACAACGCTTGGTACATGAACTCTAATAACCAATTTACTTATAATGCAACCGTCTCTGCTGCTTCTATGAAGTTTGACTTTGTCACGACTTGCGTCAACAATAATATTATCCGTATTTCTGGCGGCGCTCTCGGCTTCCCAGTATTATAAGAGAAAAAAACCTCGAAAAAAATACAAAAAAATACTTTTTACACAAGAACTGTTTAAAAAGAAATAAAATTGATAAATAAAAAGAAAACTGAGTAAAATAATAAAGTTATGAAAAGTTATATTTATAAGATTAGTAATACCAAAACATCTGATATATACATCGGATCTACTATTCAAGAAATAAAAAATCGTTTCAAAACACATAAAAGTAATGCTAGGATAGGTAAAAAAGAAAAATTATATGAATATATGAGAGAGCATGGTATAGATAATTTTTTAATTGAATTATTGGAAGAATGTGATTTAAAAAATAAAAAAGAATTAGGTATAAAAGAAAAGAAATATTATGATTTACTTAAGCCATCCTTAAATATGATTCAACCTAAAATAGATATTGAAATAAAAGAAACAGGAAAAATATATCGTATTAATTATACAGATAAAAATATGTTTTATATTGGGTCAACTATAAGTGATTTAACATTTCGTTTAACACAACATAAATCTGCTTCAATAAATGGTACAACACTTCTTTATAAATTTATGAGAGAACAAGATAGAGATAATTTTGATATTAAATGTATTGAAGATTATATACCAATAGATCAATTAATTATTAGAGAAAATTATTGGATTAATGAATTAAAGCCTCCTTTAAACAAAAATACAAACTTATGTATAACTGAACAAGAAAGAGACCGTTTAAAATACATTAAAAATAGAGATAAAAGATTACAGCAAGTTAATGAAAGACGTATTTTAAAACGCGATGAAATTAATACCCAAAAACGTGAACATTATCATACAAATAAAGATAAAATTGCTGAAAAAGATAAACAAAAACGTATAGACCTAAAAACAAAAGAAATCATTTTATATGATATTAATCCAAACTTTACAAAAGATACACTTGAGAAACATACTGTTTTTAAATTAAAAGAAATTGCAAAAAATATGAAATTAAATCATTCTCCTAGATTAAAATCACTTCTTATTGAAAAAATTTTAAACCAACAAGCAAATCTATTCAACTAATTTACCACGGCCTTTTCACAAAAGGCCGTATACCAAAACGGCGTTTTTTAAGACCCTTAAAATCAACCTCATTTATAATAAAAATATATTATAAATGTTTAAGACCACCTGGCGAAGCCCGTAAACGGCTGTTTTTACTCTTAAACTAGTTTAAAAATATCAACAAATAACAGTATTAAAAAATAGTGGATAGCCGGTGTAATTTACATCTTTTTTTTGAAAAAGATGTACCAAAAACATGTCAAAATGACATTTTTACTACCCTTATTTATAATAAAAATATATTATAAAATGTTGTCTTGGGGGTAAGAGTCCTAGCGGTCTTATTTTAATTGTAGTTTCAAGCTGATGTTTTGAAGTTCCAACTCGTAAATACGTTTTTCTAATTTACGAACTTTCATAGGCAAGTCATTATCTTCTAAAAATGTTGTAATCATTTCTAAAAATGCTGATATTGTCTTTGTTGATTTGTAGATCTCTTTTTGTTTATTAAATTCAGTTTGATAAGGTACTAAAAAATCATGTAACATTTTTTCAATTGGTTTACCAGAAACTTTAGTTAATTGCACAAACCGCCATTGTGAGTACATGGATTCAGTCGATGTATGTTTCTTATTACGTTGCAACAAACGACCATCAGAAAACCCTACTTTTAAAAGACCTTTACCAATATAAGAGACATAAATAACAGAATGTGTTGTATATTCTTCAAGTTTTATCTTTTGTTCTAATTCTTCTGCTTCTACATCCATTTCTGTAAGTGTAGAAAAAGCTTTTATAGGACGTTCAATTGAAACATTCCCAGTAGATAAGAGTGTCTGAATCCAATCTGTTACAATAACAGCAAATTTAGGTGATACCCATTGAGCAATATGAATTGCTACTTGTGGGTATACCCAAGTACCTTTTTTTTCATTTTCACAATCTAATTTAATATCAATTAAATATTTTTTTAGGTCGGCGCAAAAACGAGCCGACCCAATTTCTAAACAAATATCAATGTTTTTTGTAACTGAAAGTTCTTCTAAAAATTCCTTCACTTTATCATTTCGATACCAATTTTTAAAATCTTTTCCTCCGGCTTTACATAATTGTGTAGCATTAATATAACCATCTTCTGGTCGTGATATGATTTCAATTCCACCTAATGTAATACAATCTTTTTTATCTCGCTCAATTTGTTCTTCACTATCTAAGCGTTTAAGTGATTCAACAAGTTCATCTTTTTTTAAATTATTATATTCTAATAACCCTCGATCTTTTGCTAATAATTTCAAACGACTTGTACTCATCTCAGCGTATTCAATAGATATAGAATCGTTTTCTTGAAACGCTTTAATTTCATTAATCATGTCTTCTTTGTTGAGATTGGTTGAAATACCATGTTCTTTTGCAATTTCGCGAAGTTTAAAAATATTCATTAATTGATAATTTAGTTCGAGTTCATTATCTTCAACTTTTTCATAAACTTGTTTATCCCAAATGTTTTGTTTACGACGTTGAACCATTTCTAATAAACGTTCATGTATATTCATGATTGCTTTTGAGTTTGCGATACCAACTGTATAACCATATTTTTTAGCTTCTTCACCTAATTTTTTCTTTGGAAATTTTTTCCAAGATTCAATAATAGTTTGGTCAATAGGAGTTTTTATAATTTCAACAAACTTGTACCATTCTTCATTAGGAAGAACTTCACGTGCTTGATATTGATCATGATCGTCTTGATCAGGATGTTCAGTTACATATTTGAATGTTTCTAACCAGTTTTCAATACTTGCTGCAGAACAAAAACCTCCACCACCTCGTTTTGATTTCCCATTAAACATTCTAGCTGTTGATTGTTTACCAAGTGATTCTTGTGATTCTATTAATAATTCATATGTAACACCAAGACGTTTACAGTCTTGTACAAATGATTTTGGATTGGACATATGATGAACAACCATTGTTAAACTTTAATTTCAATAATTTTCTTTTTTTATATAACAACAAGTCTTTAAATTGGTATTTCAGTTTTTTACTATTTATATTTTTAATTATAAATTACAACAAACTAACGTTTGTACTAAATAAACATTAGTTTGCTTATTTACTAATTTAAATTTAAATAATCATCAATGTATAAAGTAAGTATAAATGAGTGGGTTGTTATTCTTACAAAAAGATGATTTTTCAATTCAACGAGGTACCAAAGGAGACATATTATGTCATAACATACGAGGTTTAAGTCTTATCCTGTTTTATTCAACAAATTGTCAATATTGTAGAGAACTTATTCCAATTTTTAAACGTTTACCTGGTCAACTAGGCGGATGTCAGTTTGGAATGATTAACGTCAGTTTGGAAAAACAAGTTATTGCCATGAGTAAGGCAACTATATCAGAAATTAAATATGTTCCTCTTATTATTCTGTTTGTAGCTGGTAAGCCATTTATTAGATACGATGGACCTCACGATGAAAATGAAATTAAACGTTTTATCGTTGAAGTAAGTAATAAAATTCAATCAAAAGAAAAATTTACAAATAAAGAAATGGCAAAACAAAAAGTACAAACTAGTCATA